TGTGCGCGCCCCATTCAACAAACTGGAATCCAAGGTTCAGACATTTAATTCACGGTTTACAAAGGTGATCGAAAGAGCTGATAATTACGTTCTTAAATATCTATTGTATCGTCGTGGTAAGATGAGAACTGTGTACAGTTATAAGTGTGATATTATTGGTTGTACTCATGATTTTTGCGAGAGTGATTTGTATGTTACACATCCTACTTTGAGTGTACCACCTCCTATGGTTATTAAGCGGCGGGTTGATGGTGTTTTGCGTAGTAGTACGGTTATGTCTCAAGAATGGCAGTCAATAATCGTTAGTAAATATGCTATAGAAGATTCTAAAGTTATTGAATTGGCATCTACTAATAAGTATGCTTTATATAGTTTTTTAATGGATGGCATTCGTGCTACTATGCAGGATACAATACGATCTCCGTTTCCGTTTAAGCCTAGTGTGATACATGAGCCTAGAGTGGATGTAGATCATCTTCGAGGTGTGATCGAGCAATTAGATCGATATTATTTTCATAAGATTGGAGTGAAACTAGATGTTAGAAATTATCATCAGAAAGATGACTCCCTAGATTATCAAAATTTTGCTCGGCGATCTCGACGAGTTCCTTCTCTCCAAGAGTTATGTGTAGCGAAACTGTCTATATATAATTACACGTATGGTACTAATGGTGGTAAGCCTTATTGGTGTTCTACTAATGAGGTTTATACTCCTGAGGATGGTCAGCGGTTATATGAAGCCTTCACGTATAATAATACAGCTCGAGGTCCTGAACAAATTGAGCTGATGAATTATGTCCCTGAAATATTAAAATGGATGTATGAATTTCTAGGGACTACCGATCGTATTGGTACGTTACGTTTTGGCTATAATGCGCCACGAATACTAGCAGAGATGTCATTATCTGCATCTGCTGGTATACGGCCTGGACCGGCTCGTAGTGCATATGATCCTGCTCATCCTGACATAATACAGACTGTTCATGGTAAGAAACATACACAACTTGCATTTGCAATGTATCGGCATATGCAATGGGTTGACGATACTTTAGATGGTAAAGTAATCCCTATAGAAAATTATAATGTTATAAAGATGAAGAGTGAGCGTAAGATGGCTTATGCTGGTAGTGTTGAAGCGTGTCAGAAGATAAGAGAGAAGAAACGCGAATTTGGTATTACTGGTAGTTTGCATAGTATACATAACACGTGGTTAGCTAAAGATCGGATGTTATTAGAGAGAGGTGACGTTATTAATGTCGGTAGAGTTTGGTGGCATGGAGGGGCATTGCAAGCGGCGGAATTATTGAATTATGATGATCCTGATACTATATGGTGTGAAGGTGATTATAAGGAGTTTGATAAGCATTGTGCAGATTGGTTGTGTCATATGTATCATATTTCTGGTATGATGTATTATGACTTGACTAAGATGAAACCTGAAGAGCGATTTCTATTTTTTCGAGCGTATACAGAGGCTATTTTTAACATGACTGTTAAGATTACGGCTCATTTGATAGAAGCAGTTTGGTCAGTGGTTGTCGGCATATTATACTCTGGAGGACCTGAGACTTCACCCGGTGGATCATGGATGAATTTATTTATGTGGGTGTCATTTATTATAAAAACTATTCATGATAGACCTAAACTTAGAGAACCCGTTATGCTTGCTTTGTCAACAAGAAATATTATGATATTGATATATGGAGATGATCATTTATATTCTTTACCTCGTGTGCTACGTAAATTCTTAGGAGAGCATCAGTTCGCTAAGTTTGTTCATAAATATTATGGAGCTATAATTCAAGATATTCAGGAACACGAACGATTTGTGTCTATACCTAATCGTTGTGGTGGTTTTGATTATCGTGGACCAAAATTTCTTAAACGCTATTTTATTTATGGACAAGCTGGTGAGCCTCGTATACTACCATTTAAACCGACTATTGAAACTGTTAGTAGATTATTCGCCCCTCATACTAGTAGTGTCGTAGATGCCATGTTGGCGTGTATTGGTCAAGCATGGGATACTATGTTTACTAATCCTTTTGCATATAATATATGTCGACAATACCTTAAGTTGCTTGTTCGCATGGAGAAACGCACACCTGCTGAAATTTTCCTTACGTTGAATCCGAAC